TTTGACTGCCGCTCATTGAAAAGAGGCATCCTTGAGTCATTCTCTCGCATTAAGTTGTTATCGACTGATTCCATTTGCGATTTTGCCTGATTGTTGTAGTAGGCGGATCGCTCCTCAATCATTTCTACAGGTGCTTTGCATAACATCAAACCACTGATAACAATGTTATCTTTAAATCTTTCTTGCTCAATACTGGCAAGGAAAATCTCAGGGTGTTCTGTTGCCTTGCAAGGCACCCATCCTTCTCTAAGTTTCGAGGAAACATTTCCAGCATCAATGTCGCCCATTGAACTGACTCGCACCCAACGAAAACCAAAACCCTTTTGTGGGGTTGGTTCAGGCAAAACCTCTGGAGCTTTCCAGTGGCTTGTCCGTTTTTCGCTTTCGCGGTTATCCAGTTCTCTGCTTTCGCGTTTTTCAGCCATTATCTTTCCCTCGACATATCATTAGCAACCTGTTTGGCGTAATCTTCTAGCGGAACTCCGAGCTTCTTCGCAATTGAGACTTGTGAGCGTGTCAGTTTTACCTTTTTAGGGGCGGTTGTTCGGGTTGCTGACGCTACTACATTAGTTCTCTTTCTTGTTCTCTGCCCATCGTCGTTATTTGAAGCTTCCTCGAAACTATCGGGAAAGACTTCGCGCATACGAGAATCAATCTTCTCGTAGTATTCATCACTGGTTGGGTTAAGCCCATGATCTTCCACTAACTCGTTATGGAAACCCAAGGCCAAAGCGGTCATTTGCTTATTTGGCCCAAACCATTTGTTCTCATCAGCCCATTCTTTAGCCCTGTCGTCAACTTGTGGGGCTTGCTGCTGCTGCTGTTGCGCGTACTGCTGCTGCTGCTGCTGCTGTTGCTGTTGCGCGTACTGCTGCTGCTGTTGCTGTTGCTGTTGCTGTTGTTGTACCTCATTTTTATTGTTTTGTAAAGCAGGTTGTTTAATTTGAGCTAATTTATCAATTCGTAGGGTCACAGCGCTTATTTTTGCTTGCGCTTCCACTAATTTATCAGCATCTCCCGCTTCATAAGCACTTTTGTAGTCAGCTTTGGCTTTTTCCATGTCGCGTCCCACAGCTATTTTAGCCTGACTAAACATGGTGGCCTGACTTTTACCTACATTTTGACGCAGTTTTTCATTCTCGGTCATTAGGTTGCGGGTGTAGCTTTCTAGCTCACCTCGCTCTCGTAAGACCTTTTCTTTTTCTCGCCGCTCGTCATGGTAGCCCTTACTAATGTGCTTAATTCTATTAGCTACTTTTTCAGAATACTGATCTAATTCACTATCGGTAACATCGCTAGGTGGCTTAGACTTAGTGCGGTTTCGATCCACCTCGGGAGTGTCATCAACAATTTCCACATCAATGGGTATTTCTGCATCCAATTCAACAGCGCTGGACGACTCAATTTCTAAATCATCGCCCTTTTCCTCAGTGGGAAAGTTAAATTCTACTTTTTCAAATGCCATGATCTTCTCCTTAGACGTTAGTAATGGCGTTAGGATCAACAACAATAGCTTCAATACTATCGTCATTCATCAATCTAAACTCTTGACCGTCAACCTTAAAACGAGTCCCGCTATTCATGCGAAACATGACATAATCCCCTTCTTGGCACCACGGGCCTGTAGGGAACCTATCTTTGTCGCTGTAAGCCAAATCTCCCATATCCAGCACGATACCTACCATCGACAGAATCGACTCATGGTGCATAGTCTTGGTTGACTTAATAAGGTCAGAATCCCCGTAGGTGCTCTCTACCTTTGGCATAGCCACAAGAACGTGGTAACCAACAGGTTTGGGAATTTGAGATTCTAACTCAGCTTCCGTTTTTTCGGGGGTTAGGTTTAAGGGTTTAATGTTTCCTAAAGAACCATCACTCATCGTTTTCTTCCTGTAATCGCAAAAGGTCTTGTTGGATACTGAGTGCAGTCCGTAGACCTTGAATCTGGCCGCACACATGCCTATATTCGTCATAGCTTTTACAGCCACAACGACTTAGGGTTTGCTCTAACGCTTCAATTGAATCGTTAAGTTTAATTGCCACTGCCTCTGTTACACTTACCATTGGCTTATTTCCTCGACTTCGCTCCGCTACACTTCCATCTTTTTCGTGATAAGTTGTTAGGTGTATTGGGATTACTTTGTTTTTCTTTTGATAAACCTTTCTTAATGCCTAAACTTCGGGCGCAGTAACTGTCTCCTTTGGAAGTCCCTGCTTTTACACGGGAACCGCCTCCTTTTGCTTTCCCTGCTTGCCCATAGCTAACCTTTTTTCCACTGGAGGTTATTTTAACTTTTGCTTTACCTTTAGCTGGTTTACTTGTTGGCATTTTTATTCCTATCCAGTAATACTCGCAAAGCGTCTATATCTACACGCCTGTCCAATTCCTTCCTTTCATTACTTAGCTGCTCGTTAGAGCGTTGTGCTTCCATTTGACTATTTCTGCGCTGTTCAGCGATTTCCTCTAATCTTAATTCAGAATCTACAACATCTTTTCCTTGTTTGCGTTGTTGCTCACGTTTACCTAACTGTGCATCAGCTTGATTTTTCTGTGCTTTAAGTTGTTGATCGTTCATGCTCAACTGCATTTCAGCCTGATTTTTCTGTGCTTTAAGTTGTTGATCGTTCATGCTCAACTGCATTTCAGCCTGATCTTTAGCAGATTTGCGTTCAACTTCCATGCGCTTAGTTTTCTCAGCTTCTTGTGCTATTTTCAAGTTGGGGTCTTGTGCCGCTTGCTGCGCTTGTTGTTGCTGTTGTTTCTGTGCGGCTTCCTTCTTATGCTGCTCTGCTACTTGCGTTCCAGCATCGGCAACTACGCGAGACAAAAGGTTTTCTATTTCTGTAGGTAACTTCTCCCCCGGTGCAGGTAAATCAACACCCAGTTTAGCAGCGATGTCACTGCGGTAAGAGAAACCAAGATGCTCTGCAATGTGTGCCTGTAACGCAGCCATAATCTTTTGTGCTTGCGGGTTCTGACCTATAGTTGCGGCAATGTTAGGGTCTTGCATAAACGCCTGATGAGCGGCAATGTGAGCCTTGTGGTCTTGTTGAATAAACGCTTTAATCGGGTCACCTATAAGAACACCCATGTTTTCAGTCACAGGGTCTTGTGGTTCAGCGTCCTCGGATAAAGGTATGAGCTTGTCAGCGTTCTTAACACCTATTACTTCTATCATCTGTCGGTGTAACTGAGGTAGGTCATAAATCTCAGGGGCTTTCTCTGACATTTGTAAAACTGTTTGGTACTGCACAACCCGCTGCGCCATTGTTGAGCTGTTGGGGTCAGACACAGGAATCACTTCAACCATCAAGTAATCGTCCTGTACCGCGTTTATCTCACCTGTAGCTGGGTCGTAGTCGTAATGCTGCGGAGCGTTTTCAGCAATCAGTGCTTTAATCAGTTTAAACTCGCCCTTCATCGCGTAGTGAACGCGCGACTGAACAGCGGCCATAGGCTTTAACGTGCGCTCTAACAAAGCTAATGTCGTACCCACGGGGGCATTTGCGCTCATGTCTGACACATTCATGTCACTTATAGCACCTAACCTGCGACCTTCTTGCGTTATCGTGTCTAACAAACCTGCCAGTGTTGCGCTAGGTTCTTTATAAGGAAGCGGCATGATGTTGTCTCGCAAACTTCCCGATCCAACGTCAACATCCCTCCACTCGCCGGGGGCAATGGGTGTGTCTTCCCCTTTGTTTCTTAAATCTCGCGTCTTTAAACCGCCGGGGAGGTTGGATAGCGTACCCGCGTCAACCAACTGACGAATAATACTTGTCCCAGCCTGTGCATACCCACCAACAACGTGGATTAGACCCAAACCGTAGAAACCAAAGCCGGGGATGTAGCAATAATGTACAAAATGTTGACGTTTGTTGTACAGAGGGTCTTCTTCATTCCAGTTTCGGCGTATTGCCAGCACTTCATTAGTACCTTTATCAATAGTAACCACATAAGGTACAGCTAATCCGTCACGGTCATCAAATCCCTCAATAACCATCTCAACGTGAATTTCATAAAAGGCGTAGCGATCATCTTCATTTACAGTGAAACCTGCGTCCTCTGCTTTCTTTTCTTCAAGATCACTATGAAATACTTCAGGCTCACCCAAATCAACGTCACGATAAAATCCGCTGTCTTGCAACATAGCCAACTCGTTCTTGGTCTTACGCATTACGTGGGTCACACGCTCGGCATCTTCTATGTTAGACGCGCCGTAAGGAACAATAACTTCTTCAGCAGGAATGTAAACTGCCGTTTGGCGCATCTTCTGGGGATCATTGTAGACTTTCTTAAAAGCTGACCCCGACAAGCCCAACGCCCACAGCATTCGTTCATGCTCTGGTCGGTACTCGTACATAACTTCGGTCAACTGATAGTTCATATCAGTCTTAACACGTTCTGCTGCGTCAACCTTCTGTTTAGTTTCTTTTCCAATAATTTTTGTTTTAACTGGCCCACTAGCAGGGAAGGTCTCACTCATGGTCTCGGCTTGGAACCGGATAACCGCTTCGGCCAACAGGGTTGAGTTAACGCCACACGCGCCTTCCCACGGCTCAGAGCGTTCTTCGTATTTAAGTCCTAATATTTTAAGACCTTCTATATAGGTATCAACCCAGTCTTGGCGGCTAGTAATGTCAGCTTCTACTAAGGAAGATAAATCATCGGCAAGTTCTGAAAGCTCATCCTCTTCCATGTGTTCAGCGAGATTGGCATGAAATTCTATAGGTTCCTCGAAAAGATCATTTTCTTCACCTTCAGCCACTAGAATAATCTCAATGCCACCCTCTAGCAGAGGATCGCTACCGTTAGCTGATTCAATCTCAAAAGCAACCTCCCCTTCGCTGAGTTCCCCTTCGCTAAGTTCGCCGTCTAATAAGTCATCAATGTCATCAGCCATTAGTAATACGCTCGTTTTTTAGGTTTAAAGTATCGCTGTTCTTCTTCCATGTCGGAAGGTAGCCGTATAAAGCCACCGGAGCGGAACCGCATTAGAGCCATGACCGTGCAATCGACCAAATCATCGTTAGACCCAAAAGGGAAACTTGCCACTTCATCCACTAACTCCTCGGCCCATCTGGTTCTAGGAACCCAACAAGTACCCGATGCTACTATATCTGTGACAGAATTCAACCTTGCTGTTTTATCGCCCGAGCCACGGTGAGGTGTGTATTCACTCACAGGGATGCCCATTCTTCGCAATTCTTGGTACAACGCAGCTCCTGCGCTCTTTTTCTCCACAATAAACGAGTCGGGTTCCCACCGATCATACTGCTCTAACGCCTTTCTTTTTAACTCAGGGAACTCATACCGCTCTTTGATTACATTTAACAGGATAATGTAATGCCTGTCATCTGGCTCATGCCAGAACACACCCCATGTGGTAATACCAGTAAAGTCAGCCTTGTTATGGGTCTCGGCTGCGGCATCCAGCGTCATTATAATATATTCAACATCAGGCGGCTCGTCCTCTGCCCAGTCCCGCCACCACTCTCGTTTAACTAGCGCACCTTCTTCTGCGGTGGGGTTTTGTTGAAACTGAGCGTTCCACTGGAATAGCGGCATAGAGGCTTTAGTACGCCCCAGTGCTTCCATGTCAAAGAACTCAGGCCACAGTGCTTTAAAATACACAGAGCCATCGTCGTTAGCCGCCTCCATCATGGCAGGAAACTCAACCACTTTGTACTGGTCAGACAACTCATTCTTAGTCATGTCTTTAATCACGCGCCCGATCAGGTCATCCATGTGCCAGCGGGTTCCTACGATCACCACCTTGCCTTGAGGCATCAGTCGTGTTCTGGCTCCGTAGGTGTACCACTCATAGGCTTTCGCAAACACCTCGAAGTTACCGTTAAGCACATCCTGCTCTGAGTGAGCATCATCAATGATTAATAAGTGAGCACCGCGCCCCGCAAGGGCTGAACCCACACCACACGCGAAGAACTCTCCCCCTACTGAGGTGTTCCAGCGTCCAGCACTCTTGGAATCCTTTGCCAGCTCTAAGGTTGGGAATATCTCTCTGAAACGCGGAGAGGCGATCAAGTTACGCACCTTCCGTCCAAAGTCTACCGCCAAGTCAGTCGTGTGGGAGACCAGCATTATCTTGTGGTCAGGGTGGTGACCTAAGTACCAGCCCGTGAAGAATATACTCACCATCTGACTTTTGCCGTGACGAGGTGCTATCGACACCGTTAGGCGGTCTTCTCGACCCGCCTCTACATCCATCAGCAGCTCGGCCAAGTGCTTGTGGTGACTGCCTACTATGTAGTCATCCTGCATGTGTTTGCAGAACTCGATCAAGTCATCGTGGCAGCTATTGACGTACTTGCGCCTTGCCAGCTCATCGACTAATTTAATTATCTCAGCCATCTCAACATCGGTGTAAACATCAATGTTTTCAAGCATCTGCTGTAGTTCTGTGTCGGTAAAGTCGCCTTCCTTATTTGTCTTGTCTTCTTTTTCTTTCTTACTTTTCATCGTGGGGGTGGTCGCAGGTGTCTTCGGAAACGATAGTGACTACCGCATCAGTGATTTCTTCATCAGGGCTAATGAGTCTACTCAACTTGCTTCTCAGCTTGGCCTTAAGATCATCTGATGTCTGGTGCGTCACTACCGTTTCACTCTTTTCAACAAACAAGCCAACATCGGAAATCTTGCCCAGAAGTTCAATCGCTTTCAATCGCACACGGGGGTCTGGGTGTTCGCTTTCTAACAGTAACTTGTTTGTGATGAGATTTCTTATTTCTACTGAGCTTTGCACAACCTGCTGGCTGAACTCTGTCAGTATTTTGTTCACCAATACCAACGAGGCGGGACGCAGTTCCACTACACGTTTATGCGTCACCTCTTTCGATGTAACAGTCGCGTCACTAGCATAACTAAACGCCAATTTCGCAGCGATTGCTTCATCTTCGCTCGTTGGTATCAGGTCAAACCCAAAATCTTCGTTGCTGAGATAATCTACTGTATTGCAGACCGCTTCAGCACGTTCTCGTAAGTCCATGTACTTGGCTTCGGGACACAGCGGTACGCCGATTTCAGGTATAACCTCTAAGGGCAGTCTTTCCATTTTCTTTCCATTGCGCGAGGACGAGCCTCGGTCAGCCGATTATGACTTGGATCGTGATTTTTTGCAAAAAATTTTTTGGAGG